GCCCCTCCTCCTCGCCACCGGCGACGCGGAGCTGATCGAAGGGAACTACTGGAACGATAGGTTCTTCGGCGTTTGCATGCGGACCGGCGTCGGTGAGAACCACCTCGGTAAGATCCTCATGGAGGTTCGCGATGAGATCCGCCGTGAAAAGGACGAGGAAGACGAGGTAGAATAGAAACATGGAAAAAGCAAGGCAAACCATGAGAGCCGTGGCGCTTGCCGTCACGTGCTTGGTGATCGGTACGATGTTTGGAACCTTCATCGGTGCGGGATCGGCGCAGGCAAGGTCGTTTGAGGACCCAATGGTACAGGTCGCGAAGCACCTCGGCGAGATCAGCCAGACGTTGAAGGAGATCAGGAAGGAGATGAAGAAGTGAACGTCTCCACGCTTGCGCTCGTCGTCCTGGTCATCGTGTTGTATGGGGCATACGACGCGTGGAAGACCCGCAAGCTACGCCGCGAGGTTGAAGCATACAAGCGGGCGGACGTCAACGGTCCCACAATGTGGGCCTGCATCGATCGCGAAGGAACAGTCACCGAGGTGTCAGCGGTCTCACGGGACAAGATCCACGCAATGGTCAAGGAACGTGCCTGTCGAGATGGCTTCGCAAGGCTCGCGGAGTACCGCGTACGCACCGTGAAAACGGTGTGCGACTATGAGGTTGAACAGGAACGAAAGAGTCAGGTATGATCACGCTACCGTGGTGGAACTCAGGTAGACACGCTGGTCTCAGAAACCAGTGCTCGAAAGGGCGTGGAGGTTCGAATCCTCTCGGTAGCACCAATCACAAGGAGAACGCATGAAGACCCAACCGACAGACACACCCGCAAACCATGATGGAGAAGGAAACGCCGTTGATGACAGACGATCCGATCAGGTCGTGGCGACGTTCAACACGTACGAGGAGGCTGATGAAGCCCGTCACATGATCGTTCGAACGTTCCAGGGTTCGTGGGTCTTTGTGATGAAGCGCGGTGACGTTTACGAGGTTTCGGTTTCGAACGTTTGGGACGGAAGGCTTCCCAAGGAAACATTGGCCAAGATCGTGCTGGCGCTAAGCGCAAAGAACACCGACGATGGCAAGGTCGTTACGACCGATGAATGACAGGCATTTCGTTGCAGCCTGTCCGACGTGCGGTACCCAACACGTGATCGCGAAGATCAAGTCACCTGAAGAGATCTATCCGTGTGGTTTCGGTTGCGGTGCGACGATATGCATCAGTTGTTACGTGAATCACGGGAAGATGCACTCAGAAACGCATGATGCCGAGGCGTACCGTGCCTACTGTAAGAGGTACGATTTAGGCGTCCATGGTGTAGCGGACAACATCACACCCTCCGAAGGTGTGGATCCGGGTTCGAGTCCCGGTGGGCGCTCCAAGCGAAAGAGGAAGCGTGACAAGGGAAAGAAGCGCAAGCACGGGTGAGTACGTCTTCAAGATCCGTGATCGCACGACGGGGTTGTTTTCCTGCGGAGGAAACCCGCCAAAATGGTCGAAACACGGAAAGGCATGGCCAACGTTGGGTCAATTGAAGGCGCACCTTGCTCTGCGAAAGGAATGGTCACAAAGCTCAGAGCGTTACGAGCACACAACCATCCCATTCAATTGGGAGATCGTCGTGTACCGACGCGTTCCGGAGACCAACGTGCCCGTGAACTGGATGGATGACGCCAAGATCACGGAGAGGCAACTGATAGAGATCATCAACGCAAAGAACTGACGCCGGCGTATCCCCTCGCCCTCCTAAGGCGGTGAAAGGGTAATTGGACACATGCGGGTTCGAATCCTGTGGTCGGCTCCATGCCCCCGTAGCATCAACTGGATAGAGCGCTCGATTTCTACTCGAGAGGTTGTGGGTCCGAATCCTACCGGGGGTACCAGTGTAAAACACGTGTTTAACGTGGTACAGTCGTTAATGTCCCGAGAATCTTACAAGGAGGAGGACAGTGTCGAATAAGAATAGCAAATCGCGCCGCGAGGAACGCGCCAAGAACGCCCAGGCCAGCAACGAGGCCTGGAGGAAGCTCACGCCGAAGCAACAACTCAAGGTGTTGGATGACAGGTTGGGCAAGGATCAGGGCGCAAAGAAGCAGCGCGCCCGTCTCGCTGCCTTGATCGAATCGAAGGTGAAGAAGGCCCGAACCGAGAAGGACGTGGCCGAGAAAAGGTCGAAGGACGCCGAAAACAAGAAGAGACGCACCAAGCCGGGTGAGTGAGCTGGTGAACACGCCTGCTCGACAAGCAGGTCCCTGCGGGGTTCGATCCCCCGACCCGGTACCGCGAGGTGGGCATGTCGGGTGACAAACGTGATGCGTTGATCAAGGTCATCGACATCGATCCCACCGCCCCACCTCGCAAGCTTAGGGTGAGTTGGACGCCTGAGATGGCCGCTGACATCAAGGCATGGCACGGGATCAACGCGCCGGACCCGGATCCGTTGTGGAACCCGGGATTAGGTCCCAGAAAGGACGGAACCGATGGGTGAACGCGAGGTCAAGCAGGTCATCGTCGTGCGGAAGGACCTGAACATGAGGAAGGGAAAGCTCGCGGCACAGGTAGGCCACGCGGCCATGAAGTTCGTCTTTGACAACAACGAGTCAGACGATCCGATGAGGTTGGAGGTTCCGCTCAACGAGACCGAGGCGATCTGGAAGGGTGAAGCTTTCACCAAGATCGTCCTGGGTTGCGATTCTGAGGACCAACTCGGTGACCTCATACTAAAGGCGAAGCTCATGGGTATCGAGGTGTATCCGATAGTTGACTCAGGTCGTACGGAATTTCACGGTGAACCAACGATGACGTGCGCTGCGTTCGGTCCGACATACGTCGACGTTGTTGATAAGGTCACAGGACACTTGAAACCCCTATGAACATATTCGTCCTTGATAGGTCACCCGCGTTAGCCGCACAGATGCAATGTGACAAGCACGTGGTCAAGATGGTCCTCGAGAGCGCCCAGATGCTCTCAACCGTCGCGAGGATCCACGGAAACGGAAACGCTCCGTACAGGTCGACTCACGTGCATCACCCTTGTACGCTTTGGGCAGCCTCGGATGTCAAGAACTGGTGGTGGTTGCAGCGCCACGCGCTTGCGTTGTTGAGCGAGTACACGTTTAGGTACGATAAGGAACACGGGTGTTACGATGCTATCGTCTGGTCGCTTGAAAACCGTCCGTGGCCAGACGTTGATGAGGTTGCTGATCCGAGCTCTTTTGCCCTTGCAATGCCTGATGCGTACAAGAGGAAGGACGCCGTTCTGTCGTACCGTGCGTACTACATCCATGAGAAGAAGGACATTGCCAGGTGGAACCGCACCCGGCCGGCGCCGGCGTGGTGGCCTACTTATTGACGTGAAGCTTTACGTTTTCGATTTCGACGGAACACTTTTTGCGAGCCCGCTTCCGCCTCGCGGGTGGAAGGGAAAGTGGTGGGATAACCCGGCGTCGTTGCTTCCACCGTTTGTACCCGATCGACCCGGTCCAACATGGTGGAACTCTCCCGTTGTGAGTGCAGCGTTGCGGTCGATGGCCGATCCTGACGTGATGACGGTGATGATCACGGGTCGTAAACGTGGCGAGAACCTCGGTAGGATCCTCGACCTGCTCGACCAGGCGGGACTCACGTTTGACGACGTGGCGCTGACGCCTGTCGGCATGCCCACGGCGCGGTACAAGGAACTCAAGATCGCAAAGTACATCCGTGAAAACCCGGCGATCGAGATCGTCGAGGCCTGGGATGATAGGTTCGGTCACCTCGTCGGTTTTGAGATCGCTGTTATGGACGCGGGTGTCGAGTTCATCGCACACCCGGTTCCTCAGGTGAGACGTCCAACAAGGTCAAGCACACAAAGCACGCGTGAGGGTATAATTAGGAACCTTGTAGGTTGAGGCCTGAACACGCCCGGCTGGCGTAACGGTAGCGCGCCTCTCTTACACGGAGGAGGTGGGGGTTCGACTCCCTCGCTGGGTACCAAAATCATTCACATGGAGAGGTGACAGAGCCAGGCTTATCGTATCCGGCCGCTACCCGGATGTGGGTAACACCACCGTGGGTTCGAATCCCACCCTCTCCGCAAATCACGAAAGGAAAAGAACGATGAAGATCCTCGTTTTGGACGATCAGGAACAGCGTCACGATTGGTTTTCGGCCAGGTTTTCGGGACACTACGTGGTGCACGCCAGGAGCGTGAGCGAGGCGATAAGCGCCCTGTCCAACCTATGGTTTGACCGTGTTCAACTTGATCATGACCTCGGAGAGTGGGAAGTGCTGGACGATGAGACTTTGGTCGAGAGGTCTGGGATGGACGTCGTTAGGTTCATCACGGATGAACTCCCCCGTGATCGTGTTCCTGGCGCGATCGTGGTTCACTCATGGAACCCGGTGGGGGCGCAGAACATGGTGAACTTCATGCGAGACAGGGGAATCACCAGCATACACATCCCGTACGGCCAATAGGTATGGACTGTGCGGTACGGAAGGGCAAGCCGATGGGCGACGGCAACCGGCTCGAACCCGGTCGAGGATTAAACCCCCTTGGGAGTTCGACTCTCCCTCCTTCCGCCACTCGGAATTCACTGATCCCGTGATGAACGTCCCACCAAACCCAAGGAAGTACAGGTTCGGGTTTTGGGATTACGTTACGTTGATCACGATACTAGGTACGTTGGTCGTGATCACGTTTTTGCTGTGAGGAAGGTCTAGCCGAAAGTTGGCGACGGCACCCGGTTGGAAGCCGGACGAGCGTAACAGCCTTGCGGGTTCGACCCCCGCGCCTTCCGCCATACTTAAGGTCTGAGGCAGACATGAAGAACATCAGACCCGAGCTGTGGGCGATCATGAACCAACTGAACGACGTGGAGCGTCAGGTGGAGGACCTGATCGGACGTTCCGATGACCCGCGGCTCATCGGGAACCTCAAGGTACTGCGTAGGGAGGTCATGCAGGTTGCAACGAAGGCCAACGGCCTGGCGATGGGACTCGGTGGGAATCCGTCAACCGATGAACCGCTAACGCAGAAGATTCCGATAAGAAAGTGAAAAACCAGGTGAGCATGGTGTTTAATGGCAGCATGCCTGGCTTCCAACCAGGAGGTGCGGGTTCGAATCCCGCTGCTTGCTCAGAAGGGGTATGGATTGTCGTGGAAAAGGTGGATCTGTGAGATGAAGTACATCGTGAAACCCGTCGAAGGCTGTGAAGCCTACACGCTCGCGCGAGACCTGGTTCGCGCAGGGGTGAAGCTCGTGGGCGTCTGGCACCGCGAGGGTGAGATCTGCATCGAAACGAATGACATCCCAAAGATAGTGTCGATGGAACGCGTCAGCTCCGTCGACCCCGTGATACGTCGGTGACCTATTGAGGGCCATTGCACTCTCGGTCAGGGTCGGGTCTCTTATAAGGATCTGCGTTAAAGGGTTCAATTCCCTTGTGGCCCACCGATGCCAAAACATCACGCACGAACGGGATACGATTGGAACGTGTCAGTTGCCGTGCTCATCAAGGTGATCGAACGGATGGCGAAGCTCGAACAGATCGTCGGCGTGTCAGCCACGGCAATCGCAAGCCAATCGATCCTCATCAACGAGGCGTTGTGTTCAATCCGTCCGTGTTCACAGTGTGGGCGACTGGCAACGTTTGAGAATCCAGAAACGGGTGAGATGCTGTGCGATCACGATGTTGCGCGGGTTCTTTACGATCGCGGTATTGACGACGATGAAGAGATCGACACGCGACCGTGGATCGAGGTGAAAAACGCGTCCGTCACCAGGCAGCTGAGCGACCACGTTGACATCATGCTGGCCCATGAGTTCGTTGACAACAAAGGAACCAAACACTGATGAGACTCGTACGTGTAAACCTCAGACCCGGCGTTCAGGAGCACGACTTTCCGCTGTTTCCGAACGCCGAAACGATGTACTCGTGGATCAAGACGTACAGGATGTCGCCGCAGGCGCTCAGCACGTTTCCGAACGTGGAAGTGGTGACGCTCGATTCGTCGAACTTCATAGAGGTCGAATGGTTGGGAAACCAATACGTCTACGAAGATGCATCCGCGCCTGGCGGGTTTGATACCCACGGTACGAGGATCTCGGCTGTGAGGTTGATGAAGTCACTTCAACTCACGGAGACACAGGATCCGAGAGGAATGTTGTCCTTGATGCATGCTGGGTGGGTGGTCGACGACGTCTTGCCCCTACGTAGTGTCATCACCAAAGACTACGTCGTGCAGCCGATCAACGTTGTTGACTCGCAGCTAGGCTGGGACGTGATCATGGCCGCCGAGGTTGAAAAAGAAGAAAGTTTACTGTGACGATCTGATGTGCCTGACCACGATGTCCGTGTTCGGATGGTCGGGTCTGATCGCGGCGACGGCCGCGATGTTCTTCACTGAGTCGTCAAAGAACTCAACGTAATCGAGGTCCTCGGTCTCGATCTTCATCGAGACCCAACGTGCCTTTGCCTTGGGATCTGACGATCCGAGAGCCACGACCTCGACGCCAGGCAATCCTGCATCGATCAGAAACTTCTCGACCGGACCGTGCTCGCCACGGGCGGTCAGGATAACAAAACCCGAAGGTCCGTACTTTGCGTACAGCGATTCGATGATCCTGTTCGTCCACAGTATCTTGCGTGGGTTCTTCAGCGTCTCGAAGTCGCCGTAATCCATGATGTCTCCGGGTTCCTTCTGGTACAACGCGAACTGTCCAGGTGTGAGACGCAGTCGTTCACCCGTGGCCTTCCTCACCCTGACCACCGCGTCCGTTGTCACGAGCGTGTCATCGAAGTCGAAAACGCGTAGTTTTCGACGTGATCTTTTACGTGAGACCTCCTGGACGGTGAACTCGCGGAGCAACCTGTGGTAGAATGGAACTGACATGAGGACGCTACTCGTACAGGATTACCTATTGACGCACACCCTTGATGAACTCAAGGAAGAGCACGGTGTTAACTGGCGCGCCGACACGGACGGCACGAAGTTCAGCCTGAACTACGACCAGATCGCGAGCAAGGAGACGGACCCACTGGCGTGCCAGTGTCGCGGTCTCGTGCTGCGTCCTAAGGACCTTGATTGCTGTTGGAGGTCCGGAATCGTGGGTGAGACCACGGTGCTGGCGTATCCCATGGACAGGTTCTTCAACCTGGGTCAGGACTGCGTCGCGGAGGTGGACTTCAGTGATCCCATCCTTCACGTCCTCGAGAAGCTTGACGGCACGATGGTGTGCGTGTACTTTGATCCCCTCAAGGAGATCTGGTGCACCGCCACGCGTTCCGTGCCTGAGGCGGACCTTCCGATCAACGACTTCACCGGCGATGACATGACGTTTGGCAAGTTGTTTCGTCAGGCATACGCCGTGACCACGGGTCGTCAGTTCGAGTGTCACCTTGAGGAATCCTCCGTCAGGTACTTCAACTACGTGTTCGAGCTCACGACTCCATTCAACCGAATCGTTGTCAAGTACGACGATTGGAAGGTCACGTTGCTCGCGGTCCGCGAGCTCATCGGCGACTTGAGCGAGCGCGGAGACGTGAACAAGATCGCGGAGTTCATGGGTTATCCCGTGCCGGAGAGATGGAACCTCTACGATCCGAAGACGATCGCGGCGGCGGTGAACCTCAAGGACCCAAAGGAGTCCGAAGGTGTGGTGATCGTTGATTCCAAGTTCCGTCGCATGAAGATCAAGAGCGAGGCCTACGTTCTTGCGTCCAAGATGAAGGACGGCGTGACCTCCTCGCGGAGGAACGCGTTGTTCGCCGCGATCGAGGGTCGCCTTGATGACGTGATCCCGCTGGTCTGCGATGAGACCAAGGTCTACCTGCGCAGGATGCAGGACGCCCTGCGCGAGTGGAACCTTCGCACCAACAACTTCTACGTGAAGTGCCGTGATGAGGCGAACGGTGATCGCAAGACGTTCGCACGACTTGTCACCGCAAACCCTCACGAGTGGCACGCGGTCTACTTTAGCCTGTTGGATGGCAGGGGATTCGAGGCGATCAACGTCCTCAGGAACCTCGCCTCGCACGGGCGGTTGGGCACGAGGGCCCTTGACACCCTTCTCAAGAATCTTGGGCTCGACAGGTAGTGGCAATTGACGGGTTGAGCAGGTTTTTTCTCGTGGCCATCGAGGCGGCCCGAGGGACCGGTCTGCCGGACGACCTGCCTGCCCACCTCGGGGCGGTCATCGTGAGGGGCGGGAAGGTGCTGTCCGTGGGGGTCAACTCGCGGAGGCAGAACGAGTACGTTTTCTTCCACGGGAACCACCCGGACGGGACCGTGCACGCGGAGATCGACGCGGTGTTCAAGGTCCGCAGGAAGATCGACCTTGACGGGTGCAAGATGTACGTCGCCAGGGTCACGAAGAACGGCGACATCGCGCTGGCCAAACCGTGTGAGATGTGCCGGCAGGTGCTCTCGCGGTACGGGATCCGCCGCGTGTACTTCACCGTGGACGAGGATCACCATGATGTGATGTACATCGAACCTCACGAGGACAGCGGAAAACGTTAAGCAGCCCTACCTAACCCAGGCTACTGGTCGTTATTGTTACCGGTGAGTGTCTCCATGGAGGCATGCATAACCGTTGCCATGATGTCAACGCGACAAACTCACCGTTTCTTGTTACGCCGGGTACGGCATCGTACGTTCCTGATACGACTGGAAACATCGTCGACGCCGTTGTTGTATACTTCGTTCGCCAGATCTTTCCTGTGTTATCAAACGTATACACCTTTCCGTCGTGTCCCATCCAATAACAGTTGAATCCCGTGTTAGCGTTATCAGGTACCTTACCGGCAACGTATGAGATTTCCGTGGGCGCTCCGGTGTATGCGCACATGATATCATACACGTACACGCTGTCATTGTGACCGGCGAGCATGTATATTCCGTTACCGACCACAATCATATCACCGTTTCCGTATGGATATTGGTTGTCTGCTGGTAACTTTGCCAACAACGTCTTTGATGATAGTGGATCGGACACAGAGATGATTGTAATGTCATCAGAGATGCTTAAGTCACGACGACCACCATAAATGTACATTTGGTTTTCTGAAACGTACCATCCGCCTGGCGCTCCAGGACATTCATCTGTCGGTAGCACGTATCCCGTGCTTGTCCATGTTGTTGGATCTGAAATTGATGCGCTTTCAATCGTACGATAATCGTTGCCCGACGCATCACGGCCGCCAACAAGGAAGATCTTATCATTAACTATCCCGCATAATGCACGTGTTCTAGCGCCGACGAGCGTTCCAGTTGAGGTACCCCAATCGGTCATATCGCTCAATGATGCGGTGAAGATCGTTGCAACCGTTGTTGCTGAATCGTCCCGGCCACCGAAGGCGTATGCTTTGTTTCCGACGATAACGCTGCTAAGATCTCGACGAGCGTTTGGAAGTGCGTTATGAAACACGCCAAGATCCGTTGGCGTGTAAATCGATGCCGTAAAGATGCTTCTCGTTGCGGTTTCGTCGCTGGTGTAACCGCCGACAAGGTAAATCTTTTCGTTGTTAACCAACAACGTTGATGATCTGATCCATGTCAACGATTCCGGCAAGGACGCGCCGGTATCTTCCCAGACGTCCATTATCGGAATCGTAAATATGTCACGCGATAGCGTTCCTCCTCCACCTCCCCCACCATCACCGGTGCCTGATACGATGATCTGGCCGCTTGACTGCGAGATCACGGTTACCGTGCCTTGTCCAACAAGGTATGAGGTGCCGTCCGCTAGCCTCTGGATCGAACCTGTCAGGCCTTGCTCGAAGTACACGTTTCCGGAGTGCACGACAGTTCCTTGGAACGCCGCACGGTCCTGGTCGGATCCCGAGACCCAGACCTTGACGTCCGTCCCGTGTTGCTCTAGGAAGCTACCTGATCCGATAACGTAAGTCATTCGATGTACCCATACAAGTGTCCGAGCGAGCGATTGTATTCATCCTTGATTTCATCAGGATTTAGTGCCTTATCAATGATCTTTGCCGAACAGAACGCTCCAACGAATCCGGTTGTGCTCATGTGTAACAACCCAGACGTTCCGCCCGAAGGTGAGTTTAATCCGCTTGATGCCGCTCCTATCTGTTGACCGTTTGCATAGAACGTAACATCATTCGATTCTCTGACCATTGCAACGTGAACTGGAATGCCGGGAATAACAGATCCGGACGACGGAAAAACGATATTTGTGCCGGCTGAATACTCTGCAAAGTACTGCAACACGTGTGAAGACGCGATAATCGTTAAGGCATACACGTAGTTAGATGCTTCAGTTTCTCCGCTAGCTGCACAATAAAAGAGGTCGCCACTCGCTGAGAATATCTGGGCAGGATTGACTATGCATTCGACGGTGAGGTCACCGGTTATTTGAACTACAGACTCGATCGAATTAAGGTACAGGGACGTAGATGCATCACACCAAAATCCAACCATACCCGGACACACAGGACAGTAACGTTCAATACCTGATTCGAGCGTAAGGTCAGCGAGCCCAGACACGGATGAATCGGAGAGGTTTCCATCAAGCTTGTACAACGCCACGGGATCGTATTTCGTGTCAAGGTGTTGTGCCGTCCTGTGACGCACCGTTCCGCTGACATGCAGGTCACCGCCGAAGACCGAGACCTTTGCACCTGATCCGGTAACGTCGTAGGTACCTGACACGAAGATCTGAACGTCAGAACCCTTTTCCGTGACGTCTGCTGCTTCACCGATCACGGTTGAGGACGTCGTGTAAAGCGTTGAACCGGAAATCGTCCAATCCGAATCTACGGGTGGCGTGTATGCCTGGTAGAGTTGACCCAACGTTCGTTGGTATTCCTCGAGCACCTGTTGGTCCGTTAGCGCCGAACCGCTGATCAGCTTGACGCTTGCGATCGCACATTCTGCTGACGTTGTACCTGCTGCTGATCTGGTGCGGGCGATCTGAAATTTTTGAGTGGGAGATGCGTACTCAGGCGTTGTTGTTGACGTTGATCTTGTGACCGGTTGACCGTTGAGGTAAAAGGTGATGATGTTGGTGTCAGGTTGCCTTGTCATTGCGACATGAATCGCTCGTCCTCTAGGAACAAACGTGGGATCGCCGTAGGCTGAGGTGTTTGAGCCCGCTCCGTACTCGGCAAAGTACCTCCAGCGTAACTGCCCATCACCACCGGGTATAAACGAGAAGTTAAACAGGATGTTGTCGTCAAGCGCCTCTCCGTTCTCGGAACTGTCAACGATGATGATGTCACCTGTGTTGTCATCAGGAACGTACACGATCGCCTCAACCGTCATTGTACCTGTTATTAGCAACTCAGCGTCAACGCCGGAACGTCCGAACCAACTTAATCCATCAAAATACGCACCGAGAACGCCCGGTGCGACCTCTACGTAACGTTCTGTTCCCGCCTGAAGTGACAAATCATATCCGTTACCGGATGAATCGTTGAGGCTAGAACTGAGCTGCCACAGTCCCACTGGGTTGTGTGTCAGATCGTGGTATGACGCGGTGTTGTACTGGATCGATCCCGTGGGTGATCCTCCACCTCCTGCCGATCCTGTGATTGAGATCAAGCCAGATCCTGAGTTGATCGTGATGTTGGGACCTGCCGTCAGGACATAAGCGTTCGCAAGCGACGCTGTTGGTTCGGACACCACGTAACGGGCGTCCGGATCGCCGCCACCACCGTCGGTACTTCCACCGGAGTCTCCGATGATCGAATAGAAGGACACCCTTCCGGTACGCATGTTGTCGCCGTCCAGGGGATCGTCAACGTCCCAGGTGAGCGGGAACCCGCCGTTGTCCTTCGTGACGTACTGCAGGACGTATTGGCTTCCTGTCGCGGGTACGAACACCCCGTGAAGCGCGATCGGGTGTTGCTCAGGTCCGTTGGCATACCCGACAGATTCTGCGAGCACGCCTTCGCTTCCTGATAGGCGTAGGCCGAAGTACCCGGCCTGGGCGTAGCTGTTGAAGCTCGCATCGATCACGAAGGGAACGCTTGCGCTGAACATGAACGTTGACCCGCTCTGCTCAACACCGTGATTCACGGTGCCTGTCAGGTTGGTTGCAACGTTTGTGACGTCCGTCCAGGTTATTGAATTGAACGTGAGCGAACCCGTGCTGTACCCGTGGTAATACATGCCAGGTGTCGGTAGGGACGTCGGCGTGCCACCACCACCCCCTCCGTCGCCGGTGCCTGATACGATGATCTGTCCGTTTGATTGGGAGATGACCGTGACCGTGCCCTGACCCACGAGGTACGAAAGACCTGGTGCAACCTGTTGAAGTGAGCCGCTCAGCCCGGCGCTGGCAGAAACAGGACCCGAGAATCTCGTTCCCGAAACCGTCGCAACAACGTCATCATCGATCGATAACCTGACCTGTCCGTTTGACTGCGACGTGACAAGGATGCCTGGGCTCTCAACGATGTATGATAATCCCGGAGCGACCTGTTGCAGCGAACCTGACAAACCCGCGGACGCAGAAACGGGACCCGTGAAGCGCGATCCGGAGATGGTTGCAACGACATTATCGTCAATCGCCATTGTCACGTTGCCACCAGCGCCTCCGTCGGTTCGGGTGATGCCCGTCCCACCGGCTAACGCGCGTTCGTTCGGTAACGATGCGGTTGCGGCCATCACCACGTATTGAGCGCTTGCATCGGCACCGCCCGACGAACCGTTAGCAGCCGCGGTGATACGTCCGTATCGATCAACCGTGATATCAACGTTTGTGTATGAACCGGCTGTTACACCTGACGTGTTTAGACCGAGGTACACGTCGTTGTTGGACCCGCTGTCCGCGAGCAACATCTCGGTTGCAACCTGGAGCCTACGTTCGTTGGTCAACGTGCCGTCCAGTCCGATGACAACGTACGATGAGCCGACCGGAGCACCACCTCCCGTGCCGTTTGATGCCGCCGTGATGCGTCCCTTGGCATCAACCGTGATGTCGGTGTTCGTGTACGATCCCGCCGCGACGGCGGTGTCCGCCAGGCCGAGGTCAACGTCGCCGTTTGCTCCTCCGTCTGTCAACGTAAGTTCACCGGAGTTGACCTGAAGCCTGCGTTCGGCCGACAGCGTGCCGTCCAACGATATGACAACGTAGGACGCGCCGACGGGCGCGCCGCCACCGGCGGCGGCTATCGAGATGAGAACGTTCCATTCCGTGCCGTTCCAGATGAGCGACACCGAATCGTAAGCCAGGGCTATCTGCTTGTTGGACGCTCCGTCAATCGTGATCCCGGTGGGCGGCGTGATGTCGATCGCGGTGCCCGCGGCGGTGCCTGACATGTCCTTGATCACGTGAACCTGTCCGACCCGGGGCGATTCCGGGAGGTGAAGGGTGACGTTTCCCGTCGGGGCGGTCGTCACGTTCACCAGGACGGTCGTGTCATCGTTCGTGGGCCTGACGGTGGCGGATTCATCACCGGTTACCTCGAATATCGTCGCCGCGATCGAGAACCGCCCGAGCAGCTGCAGCTCCACGGGGTTTCCCTTGGTGCCGACCTGTACGGGCGCAGGCATGGCGATGCGCGTTACCTTCCCGGTCCTGCCATCACGGATGACAATCAGCGGTGAGGTATCGAGTTCTGCCTTGTCGACCATCGACTAGTACATATCGTGGACCGCGATCAGAGGGTCACGTTGTTGTTCTGATCTGATTCCAACGTGGCGATGCTCAGGTTCAACGCGTCCTCGTTGATCTCCGGTCTGTTCGTCGTGATGCCGTCGAAGTACGGTAACGACGAGGTGGCGAACTGGCTGAGGTTGGACGACCAGGTCGCATCAGGCTGCGTTATCGTGTTCGTGATCGGATTGATGAAACGTACGCTCACCGGACCGTTGAGAACGTTGTTGGCTTTCTTGACCTTACGTTTGACGTTTGCGATCTCATCACGCGGTAGCGTGTAGAACGTTGAATCGAGCCGTTGTTCAAGCATGTCGCGGAACTGCCCGTAACGTCCGGTACGCCACGTGGCCGCCGTGTAGAACGCGTTTCCGTTGATCAGGCCGTATTTCCATCCCCTGATCAGCGGTGGGCCCATTGAGAACGTTTGGCCAATCGTAGAGATCCCGTTTTGTTCGTCAATTGCGTGGTTTGTACCGTGGTTGCTACCGTCGAGCGCGATCGTGTTCAGATCGCCGAAACCGTACATGAATCGTCCGAAGTGTTCAGGACGAAGCCGACCTTGTGATTGGTACGCGGCACCCGGAGGCCATCCCGCGAAGCCTTGAGTGGCAGGCATGTCAGACCACCAACCTTTCCAGTACACTCCCGCCGCGCCAACATCTACGTTGAGCCTTGATGCGATGATGATCGCACCGGGGCGCAACCCAGGTGGGACTGCACCCCCACCGCCGCTGAATCGTGCGCTTGCAACCCACGATGTGTTGTGATCTGTGACGCGATTCACTCGAGAGTAGTGTGGTTCGAATGGATACGCTCCTGACCAACGGTGTTCTGCACCCGTGTTGGTCACGTCTAGGAAGAAGTAAGCAGTTCCACCGTATGAAGGGTTATCATTCCAGTAAACCGTTGCGCCGTCAGCATCAAACACCTCGTTCATCGCAGGAAACAATGAATCATAGAAACGTTCTGTGTCGCAGACGTGTTTGGTACCGCGTATCACCTGGGTCTGGAACCTTCGCGGCGTGAACACCTCGGTGGCCCATTCCCAGGCGTAGTTTTCCGTGCCGATGGGTTGACCAAGAACGTTCAGGTCAACTCCGTTAACGTCCTTGTTTGAGACCTGGATCAGGTTGTGTTGTTTTCCGCGTCGGCGCGTTGGTTCTGAATCTGTTGGTACATCGAGCGTCTTGTTTGTCGATCTGACCCATGAACCCGTCACGAATGCGTCAAACAGGCTTCCGCTATACTCCTGACGCGTGGCGAGCTCGAGCTGATCCAACACCGGATTGTCAAAGTGAATCGTCTCGTGGACGGCATCGCTGTGAGGAGGACGTGGTAGCGTATCGTGAAACTCGGTATCTTCTTTCACGAAGCTACCGAACAGTTGGATCTTGATCGCGGAACCGGATACGATCTTGACATCATACCAGGTACCTGAGTGACACGCCTCATATGATGTTGATGAATCAACAGCTGTGTCCGTGAAAAGCATCGGCCTAAACCGTGACACGGCAAAGACAAGCTTTTGTCCGGGATAGACGATGTACGGTGACGGCGTATGTCTCTCGATCTGGTAGTAACACCCCATGAAGACGTCGGTTGCCGCGTCGATTATGCTGTCTACCTGTGGATCGATCGATCCGGGGTCAGATCCTGCAAAGAAGTTGTTCGGTACGTTTTGAAACAGCTTTGTTTCAACAGAATTGAACTCTTGTCCGAATAACGACTGTCCCGTTTGTTCGATCGTTTGAGCTCGTCCGTATACATCGTAGTATGCGGATCGAACGCTATAACGTTTCGATCCGGCCGTGTCATTTCCAAACGTGTATAGATTCAGCCTCTGTGAACCTGTCATCAGATCCCGGGCTTGCTGCCTGTTCCATGGTGCAGATGCGTCATAGAACCACGTATAGAGGTAACACAGGCAACCGTTTGAATTCATTGCAACGGTTTCAAACTTGACTGAACCCGTGAACGTGTTGTCACCTGCGTTTGGTTCAACGACCGCCGAGGGTTTGGCACCGGCGGAGAGGAAACCATCGTACGTGATGAATCCTACCGAGCTATTCGTGGGCGGAATCATTCTTGCGACCAGCTCCGCCTTGTTGTCTCCCACAGGAATGATCGTGCCTGACATGATCAGGTTTCTTACGGATCCTCCTTCGTATTCGGCCTGGTGAAACAACGCGCACGTTATTGCTCCACCACCAGGCGGGTGATCATAAGGATATTGAGCCGCACCACCGGCGCCGCCAACAAACACGGGCCACATCTGTGTGGTGCCACTGAACCATGAATCACCTAATTCAAGCGGGATCTCAAACACCGCTTTCTCGATGAGGAACGGTTGAGAAATGGGTAACGTAAACGTTTCGTCCTCCCCAGCGCGGTAATCCGGGTTGGTTGCCATGCTCTTTCTACCGGTGTTACCTTCCTGTAGACCTTCACGGATTTTTTCACCGTTCAATGGATCATATGTGTTCCTGAGCGTGCCCACACGTGATCCGCTTGTTGTTTGGCTACCGAATGCTGAAAAAAGGTGCATGGCATCGCCATATTGATAGACAGGGCCGCTTCCATCCCTGTCCTCATACGGTGACCTGAGATCGCTGACCTGCTTGATTCGCATGTGACCGGGTTGCGCATAGTACAGTATGCTTGACGTCGTTTCAAGCATCCTGGTGGTCGCAACCAACGGAAGCGAAACATCGATGCGTGTTTTGGATCTCAGCGGTGCCGAAAACCCGTTGACGAGCGCCAGGCTCGTTCCTGTCGCGTAAAACTCTCCTTCTTGTGGAACGTTGGTGTCCGTGAACGCGGTGGCCTGTGCACGAGATTCACGTTGAGCGTACGTCAGGACGTCAGTTGAGTTCGGATCAGTGCTCCCTGTCACGATGAAATCACCGGCAAACAGGTCCTGCTGCCGCGACCAGCCTGAGGTTCCTGCTTGCGCAGATCTCTTGAGCCCGACAGGGTAGTTTACGAGCGTACCGCTCTTAAACGTCATTGATCTTCGATCATCGAACATCTCTATCGGTTTGGATGATACCTGTGGGTTCACGTGATACGGGTATGACTCGTGAGACGATCGTTCGGCGATGACCTTGTGTGGAAGGATCTTTCTTCGGTTCATCGGCGGTTGAAACACGAACATACCACCTGCCTCGGACTGTCCGGGCCAGTGTAGCGTTGGGTGTAACCTCCACCCAAAAGGTCGACCTTTCCATTCCGTGCCGCCATCAACCCAATAGAGGTCTTCGTATGATGCATCGTACACTGTGCCACCGTACCGGTAGCGAGCTCGCTTGTGTGTGTCGTATCCTAGTTCATACGAAAAATCACGAAAGAGGTTCGTTCCTGACGCAAACACGCCAACAGCCGCCTGTGTCGAACCGGACACGGTTGGGTCGATCGTTCTTGCGCTCCGTGGCGCGTAACGGTATTCGATCCGTCCGTTTTCATACAACACACACTCAAACTTGATGACATGTGACGTTGAAGAGGTTGCATAGCTGCTTAGCGAGGACCAACGCGTGACGAAGAATCGTCCGTGTTCGCTGTGTTGTCCTCTGTAGTATCGTGTTCCTGCTGCTGCGGGTTCGTAATCCGGCATGGGAGCGCGCGTTCCATATTCAAGTTCATACGGAAGGTTCCACGTCGGGTATTTCAATGTCAGAAATGCTTCACCCAATTCAGTGTATCCATCGGATCTGTTGATTAGGTTGCGTAGTCGTTGCGTCCAAACCGAAAAGATCGGGCCCCAACCGTTACGTCCGTAGTCATCACCGTAGCTGTTTTGAGTGGGATCTATCGCAATGTCTTCAGATCTGATCGCTCCGCTGTTGAACAATGAGTACTTGGCATATACCGAACTAAACGATGCTGATGTCCAGACTTCGTTTTTTTGTAACGCCAAGAACCCACACTGGCTGATCGTTGCCTTGTCATAAAAGGAACCGCTAAACGGAAACTCAAAACCCAACTCCACGTTGCACGTGGGTACCCAACTACCTGATGCGTTATTGGTGGAGTTTTTATCGAACCCTCCCAATCCGGCCCAGTCTATGACCTTTGGCATGTTGGTAGTCGCGATCGGCATGAGCCCCACGTTTGATCCGACCTCATACGTTAGAACGTAGTTTTCAAACGATGCGGAAGGAGGCTGCCTGAGTTCCTTTGCTGTTGCGACCATGTCAGTACGTCCTTCCTCCAAAAGCGATCGAATCCGTTCCGATCCCCTGCACGGAATCATACGTCCAACCCGCGGTCGCAGACTTCTGATTGAACCTCACGTGAGAGTCCCAAGAGGCTGATAGGAAACCGTCCAACGCTGAGACCATGTCATCCTCGTACGTGTCCGGTATCGGCACGCCTCGCGTTAGCTTCTGATCGACCCACGGGTCGATGGTGGCCTGTTCGTTGTTAAAGAATCCCGTACCGGGCTGTCCTGCGAACATGTCAACGACGTCGACGTATGACGGGATTTCTTTGTTGGGTGACCAATAGTCAACGGTCAACACGCGATCGCTTGCCCTCAACGGGTCGGTGTTTCCTGCCGCGAGCGTTCCATAACACATGTGAGGTTCAAAGGGAACGTTGATCGACATGAATGTGGCCTCGGGCCTGATGTCAAACGGTTCGATGATTCCATCCATTGACAGGTCCTCGTTTGCATCGTTGTCCTTGATCACGATCGGGTACGTGAGCACGTCCGGATCCTTTATGTACGTGACCGGATCGAACGTGTCTATTTCGGCAAACTCATTGATGTCCGCCCGCCACTTCTTTCCGATGCCGTACCTCGTCCTACGACGCACGTGACCGGGTTCTCCGGCGTGGATCTTTACCGTACCGGCATCCCAATACTTGATGTGCGTTAGTTCGACGCCTTGGCGGTAACCGTCAAACAGGCTGGTGTCAATGGATCCCGAGTTGATGATGCTCCCGGTGAGGGGTTGCCTGTTCACCTTCGGTCCTTCGTCGAAGAAGTTCGTGGGTGGATCGTAGTCGGGTCTGAATAGCGTCGTGTCAACCATTGTTCACATTTTCGTTACGAGAATACCGTCAATATTTCCTCAGGGTCCCAACGATCTGCTGAAGCAACAGCTGGTCACGGAACCTGTTGCGGTCGTTCTCGTGAAGGTACATCTCGTTGTGGAAGTATTGAAGCTTGTTCCTTTCTAGCATGTGTTGTTCGATCGTGAAGTTCGTTCCCTTGAAGTTTGTCTTACGCGGTATGAGCTGCTCGATGAACGTTCCTATCGTGGTATCGAACCACCTGAAGAACTCGAAGAACAGCTTGAAGTTCAGTTTCTCGGTTATCCTGTTGAAATATACGTCACGCAGGCGTTCTAGATCCGGGTAATCGGGAGAAAAGAGCAGTTCCGGGCTTCCGAGAACGTTGTCCAAGGAATCAAGCGTTGAGAAGATGGTCACGATGTCGCGATTCAGTGCGTCAACAAGGGAGAACTCGATGACGAAGCGAACGTCGTCGGTGGGTTGTTCGCTCTTACGGATCTCATAGGCTGGAGCGATCGTTGCCCACGGATACTCATCGAGCAGTAGGGGATCATCGTATCCTCTGATCCTGATCTTATCGACACCCACGGCCTCGTCGAAGTACGGTGACAGGTAGCTGTAGTCGAAGAACTCACCCTTCATGACCTCTTCAACGATCGGAAATGCCGAACCGGTGAGGTGAAACCCATTCTGGCTGTGATCGATAAACAGGAAGTTGCCTATCGGCCACCCGACAGAACCCGTACCTTCCGCCCATCGTTCATCTTGGGTGGTCATTGTGTTCATGCGCAGCCGGTTTCGTGAACCGGTTGCAGACGTGACGAAGTTGTAGTTCGATAGCGGATCTTGCACGCCGGCCGACTTGTAGTTCCGAACGTGTTCCTTCCATTCAACGGTCGTGAGGTACTTGCTCCAGAACCTGAGGTTTGAAACGTATCCTGTGAAACTCGTGGCACGGGCTTGTTCATCAGGTTCGATCGACGCGTCATTTAGGTACAACGACGGTGCCGTGTTGATCGACGATGATCCTATCATCAGGTACGCACCTGAGACGTTATACGTTGCCGACAACGCCGATTGAGAATCCCCACCAGGAAATGACATGCCGTAGTATCCGGACGACGTGGCGTGGTACTCGACGATCCTACCCTCTTCCTGTTTTGCCGCGCGGAGGAAGTACGATGATGAAAACCCTGAAACAGTTTCGTAGTTCACCTGATCGTCGACAGTCGGGTCGTCGTTTCGACGTCGTCCGAACGATACGTTCCATCGGTCTCCATCGAACAAAACATCGCCATCAAGGTGAAGTTTCAACGGAGGAGCTGTACCGGATGGGTCCGTGGCGAGGTACAACGTCAAACCTGACCCTGATATGCCGATCAGGTTTGCGATAATTCCCTCACCTGCTGAGAACGTTGATCCGGTCACTGCCAGGCGACACAGGCTTTGCGTTGCCATGAAGCCTGACCCAGTCGTGACCTGTCGTGGGTACTTGTAGATCCCCTCAATCGTCCACGATCCGGATGTGAGAAATCCATCTGCGTCGGCGGGAGAGATTCCGTGTGGAGGGTATAGGTTCTTTTGGACCTGTGTGGACTGAGGGTATGGCCAACCCGTTTCCACGTATGACGCAGACAGGTATGGCGATATGGCCAGTGATCCCGTGCCAAACTTTGCCATCATTGCCGGTTCGCGCTTGTTTTCACGGGCAAAGTTCAATTGCTTCGTGGTGGGTCCGCCGTACTCCCTGATCCTCATGCTGTTGTCAGGATCGATGCCGATCGTCCTGAAGAAGGCCTTGATGCTGTGTAGGGTGCCCTTCGACTTGATGATGTCCAACATGTTGATCAGCAGCCGTCGCATGATCTGGTTTTGAACGTACTTCAGCGTTGTTTCGCTCGTGCTGATCTCCTGTTCAACGTTGTTTCCGAAGACGTATTGATCGATTGTCGAATCGGTGAAAAGGGGAGGAAGGTCAAACCCAAACTGTCGGGCGAGCGCGTGAATGAAGTTATCGGGTATGGTGTCAGAGCTATCATAGTCGACGTGTTTCAGGTTACGAAATGCGTCAACAAAGAGCTTGAGATCGTCAAAGAAGCGTGCAAAGACATAGAGGAACGTTAGCATCATCTGCGTGCTCCCCATTTTGCCTTCTCCCGGAATGCCATCGCTTGTGTACGGATCACCGACCGTTCCTAGTGCCTCGTTGTATCCCTCAAAGTTTGCACCATCGCGGATGTAGTGCTCAGGAACCAGGCGCGTGATGAGGTTTGGGTTGGCGTTATCGTACAAGGATGCGCTGTTTAACAGATCGACATTCAAGGCCGACACAAGCGAGTTGGCAGGAAACAGGATCGGCGTTGTTGACGGTTTCTCATAACTCAATGGGTTTAACGTATCGACGCTTGCATCCTGACGTAGCCAGGAACCTGTGATGTTTCCGCTGGGATCGGTGTCCACGAATGAGAAGAAGTTTGTGATCGTGGCATGAAGCCCGTTACCGGAACTATCAAGGACGATCGAGTTAACCGTGTCCGTGCTGTCTGGAACCAGGGGAGGATCCGGTTCGTTGAACCTGTAATACAACTTCAGCGCGTCCGTGGTGAAGATCGACTTGTTTGCGTACTGCTTCTGCTGCACGCTGCTCCTCGTCGAGTGAAACACCCGAAGCTCATCCATCGTTCCAGAAAACGTTTGCGTCGGCGTTACAAGCGTTCCCGTAACGGTGAACGCCGATCCGGTTGCGATCGTGAAGTCCGTGTCATCTATTGACATGTTGTCAATGTTTACACCGAGCGATGATGACTGTTGGAGGTTCGTTGCGAGGTAGAACTTGGCGCTATGCGGTGTAACATTACGATCGAGCTGCACGCACACGTGGTTGAACCGACCCTTGTTCAGGACGGCGTTCGTTTCCATCGTGTACGTTCCGGATAGGACGACGAACTTTGCTTGGCACTGGCTGAGCGATGCCGTCGGCTCCAGGTACATCGTGAAACCGTTGTTCGTGCTCGTATCGTGCTTCTGGAAGACGACCTGTAGGTCATTTGCGACAGAAGGGAGGTAGAGTTGAACCTCCACGGAAAACGAATCCCCATCGCGAGGGTTCAACACCGACCTGCCTTCCGCGTTGTGGGAGATCTCTGGGTACAACCCACCGCTGGAATCCTTCGTTACGATGAACGTGCCTGCGGTTCCGTCCGTGTCCTCACCGACCTGCGTTCCGGAGAAGTGAAGCTGTCCTCTGAACTTTGGAAACTGCTCGTAGACCCAGTTATCGAAACCAGGAAGGCGCTCAAAGAACGCCTCAACGTCGGCTTGCGTTCCGTCGAACGGATAGTGATTGATGACCTGTTCGAACGCCAGGTTTACCTTTGCTTCGGCCGACATGAAGAAGGTGTGGTTCTCGAACTGTGACCAGTCGACGTTCAGTTGCTGTGACGATTTCAGCGGTGAACCCAACGGATCGTAGATGAACGATGAGGTGCTCTCGATGTTTGACTGGGCCACGTCTGCGCCCGTCATCTCAACGGGACGCACACCCTCCATCGTGGTTGTCAGGAACGAAGGTAGCTTTTTCGAAGGCTTGATTGCCATAGGTGGGACCTCACGCCGCGGTAATACCTAGGAACTCACTGAAGGTCATTGACCCTGAATACCGCAGACGTGTCCCTGTACACGTGTTGGCTACCATTTGAGTGGACGAGGATGTCTATCGTGTACGCTCGGGTGTTTGTCAGGCTTGACATATCGAGGGTGAAGAACATGCCGCCTGCGTCGCTTGATACGCGTGTCGAGTTATACGTCGTGTCGAACGGAATGACGACCTCCGAGGTTATGGCGTCCCTCACTGAGTAGTGGACGTCCCTGATCACGATGCCGGGTAGCTCCAGAGGTTCCTTCACCAGGAAGACACGCGGTGAATCGTGATCGAAGATGTTGACGCGGACGACGACCTGGTCAGTCGAAGGATGCGATGGGTGTATACCGATGCACGTGATCGTGTACCTCGTGTTGTCCAGGACCTTGGCGGTCCGCGATGGTGGGTAGAACGTGACCGAGCTTCCGGTGAGGAACGCAACCGTACCGTCCAACGATCCCCAGATCGGCGTGAATTTCACGGATCCCGTTGCGAGGAGGTGGGCCGCGACGGCCGAGTCCGTCGAAGGCACGAGAACCGACGCAGAATATATGCCCGTTACGGGGTTTACTCCATTGGTGTGCTGTGAGCCGGTAAATGAGAACTCCCTGAAGCCACCTGAGATGGGTGTTAAAAGCCTCAGGCCGATGCTGTTGGATCCTGTCAGCGTGGACGATCCTGACACCAGGTTTGCGAGCGTTCCCTGCGAATAGTTGTACATGAACAGCGTGCCGCTGGACTCCAGCTCCAAGGCCTGCGTATCGTCCTGTATCGAATCGTCGTACCTGATCACGAGGCGGGGATGCTTGTCCGGGTTGAACGCCTTCCTCGCGCCGAAACGCTTGACGAAGTACGTTCTCGTGTCGTTCTCAAGCGTTGACGAGAACGACACGCGGAACCCGCTGTCGGGGATCTGTCCAACCAACGTGGCGCTCAACGCGCTGGTCACGTCGATATCGAGGTCCTCTTCACCTGTCACAAAGAGCTGCGTGCTCTCCATGCTTGTCGATCCAAGCTCACTAACGTAATCGTGCGATCCCGTGGCGTTTCCTCCGTCGTTGGCACCCGACAGGATCCACAGGTTATCAGGACGTGAGGCCGTCAGGAAGTTGCACACGTCGTTGTCGGCATAGTACACGACATCGCGGCCGAGGCCTTCATCGAATGATTGAGATAACGGAAACACCGATACCGTGAAGTTCGATGGCGTGGGTTGTCCACCATACACGTCCATGAGGTTCAAGCGCGCAGAGAAGCTCGGGTTTGTTACGTCGACCTTTCCATCGGTGTACAACGTTTGCAGATCCGTTAGGTCAAAGTGGATCAGCAATCGTGAAAGCTCGACGTTTGGGTTGCTACCCGATGATGAAATCCCGTACAGTTTGAACAGGTCAAGCGCTCCGGCGGCGCCGACGTTTCCGCTGACGACCCTGACATCATCAACAACGCGGTCCGTTATGTACGCATCCTTGTCAGCTCGTAGGACCTTAAACATCAGATGGCCCTTCCAATGATGTTGACGTCAGGATACTTGACCTCAAAAATGCCGCCAGGAGGCGGGATGATCACCTGCTTGATCATGTGATTCTCAAGGTCGTACGTGTTGTTGCTGTACTCACGGTTTGCAACGGTCCCGGTTATGTTGTCGATGTCGAGCTCGTTTATCGAGATCACGCCTCTCACCGCCGTGATCACGTTGCGGACCTCCTCGATGACGATCGGTTGATCGATGTGGAAGTTCTTCGTGTCAAAGAAGCTCTTTAACCTGGTGATGCACGCCTGGATGACCGTGGCGCGGTTCAACGCGGATTCGATCATCAGTTCAAACGTGATCTCGATGTTGATGATCTTTGCGTCCAACACATCGATCGCGTCAGATATCATGCGGTACGGGTTGAGGTACTTGGCCAGGTTCTGCTTGAGCGTATCCGTTGATTGGATCAGCTTACCGTCCGCGTTTCGTGAGATGATGAACATCTGTGTTGCCAACGGGTTGTTCGGATTCGAACGTACCTGGGCGCGGTACACTCGTCCAAAGTTTGACGGCATGGTGTACGTCCTGGCGAGCAGGTCCTGCCTGCTGACGACACGTTCCTGTGAGTTCTTTACGCCCGGGATGAGGTCCTTGAGATCGTTCAACGTTGGAGCGTCCTCACCACCGCTGGCCTTTTCGTTGTTCGTGATTTCTGTGCTACCACGGATCTGTGCCGCCACCGACGGCGTGGGATTTCCAGGGAATTCCATGATCAGGCTCTGGATTGTACGAAGCGTATTTGGAGTGACGTTGTGGCTTAAGCCTCCACCGTAACGGTACACGATGTTGAGTTGACAGTTTGTTGAGGCAACGCCCAGCGTCTTTGTCTGTAACAGGCTTTCTGGGTTAACCGGAACGCGTGAAAACGTCTGCCTGTATGGGAAGTTGATGGCAAACTCTGACGGATCCGGAATCACATCGTCCTCTAGGGTGTTTGCGTTACCTCCACCAAATGTTAGCACCGACCTACGGGTTCTGATATTCGTGTTGGTGATGAACCTGTACGGTGCCGGGATAACCTTGATGACCTCAGGAACCTCATCGGAATCGTACGCGTAGTTTGTGACGTTTGTGTACACCACATCATGAGTTAGCGCGCCGACCTTGTAGTACTCGTTACCGAGCGAGTCGTTCACAGAGATGATGTCGGTCACGTTCGGGTTTGAAAGCGTGATTTTTTTGAACGGTACGAATGTGGCGCCGATCGACACCGTTTCGGACGTTTCGGTTCCTGATACACATAATCCTTCTTGAGCAAGGATGTATGTTGTTACTGTTCCGTTTGGTGCGGACTGTCCGACCTTCTGTTCAGCCTTCAGTTTACCTGTGTCAGGATCGGTTTCTGTGAAATCGATGTCCTCCAACAGCGTGAACTGGATTCCGTTGTCTGATATGAATGTCGAGCCTTGTTTGATGATCGGCAACGCATCCTCAAACGGCACATTTCGATTGTTGACAAGCGCGGCAGGTATTTGAACGTATGCTGTGATGTATACCGTTGCTGGAGAGGCACCCGTGATCGGAACACCTTCACGAAGAAGGATACGTTCGATGTTGTCCTGTTCGATGGCAGTCTCCGGGTCCATTTCAGCGTACTGATGGTCAAGATAGAAGGACAACGAATCTCCAACGTACGCACAGAAGTCAAGGAACAACCCACCGACGCTCGCGTCGGAGAAGTCCTTGATCCTGTTCGGGTAGTACAGGTTGGCGTACTCAAGTAACTGGGCACGAAAACCGTCAAAGTCTTTGGCGAGGTACTTGCGTTGGCGAACCTCTTTCAGCTTTTCATTCTTGATGGCCATCTTTCACCGATAAGTATCGTGACCCATTACATCACATACAGCTTAAGCTCGAGCGCCCGTCGGGCGACATTTAACGCGGGTACGCCATATGTGATCGTTAGCTTGATGACTGCCCTCGTGTTAGACGTTTCTTGGCGGTCTACCTCGGAGATGTAGTTTTCGAGCGCAATGTATGGCATCCAGCGCTGTACGGCGTTCTTGATACGGGTGAGCGCGGCGGAATCGAAGTCATCCTGTGACACGTATTCTGACAACAATGGGCGGAGGTTCGCTCCGAGATGGTACTGAC